GTCGGCATCATCATGATTGGCACCTTGTAATACGTTGAGAAATCTTGTGCCACCTTCTTTTATACCACGTCGATGCTGCATAAAATAGTCGTTGTTGAACTTGGTAGCGTCTACTGCATCTTGGTAATTGGCGATACAAGTTTTCTTTGTTGCACCCGGGATCATGGGAGTCCATGTGGGAATATCCATGATCATGCCATAGTCTGCTATACCATCTAACCATTTTAGAACTAGCTCACGCTTTTCCTGTGCTCTAGGGCAGCCCGAATTAGCACGCCAATCTCCTTCCCATACACCTTTGGCAATTTGGAATCCACCGGAATCACCTAACATAAATGACCCCGGCTCACGATTACGCACCATGTCCTCACTCCAATCCTGCTTTGCAAGATCTAAGTTAGCATGACCGCCCGAGTATAGACTCCACTTGTACGGGAACAAGGCCTTCTGACTGTTTAGCCAGTTAAGTTGTTCCATGTCATTCAGGCCCGGTGGAAAGCGAGCAGGATCTACATAATGTTCATTACGTTGTTTTCCTATAAACGTAGCGTAAAACCCCGAAATGGCCGGAAGGAATACGGCATAGTCCGATTGTTTAGCTGTTAGATTGTCTTGCATCTTCTTCCTGACATAGTGCTTCCATTATTTTAAACTTTTCCCAAGTATCACGCAAGCCAGGATGACGCTGAATACGCTCGTTGAGTTCACGTTCTTGCTTCATCTTAGTTATTGCCCAGGTCAATGCTTCTTGTGCGTCGTTAGTGAGAGAGATACTAGTATCATTAGCACTTAGACTACGCCAACTTACGCCATCATTCACTTCCATTACATTCATATTAGTGTTCCAACGCAGTTGCCCGGCACCGACCGCACCCGGGCTCATGTATGGATAATTATGATATCCACCGTTTATTACGAGGTATGGACCTTGCGAAACTACGCTTTTAATCATTTTACCAGTGCAGGAATAGTATAGTTATAAGTAGCCATGCCCGAATCTACTGTGATTTGTGCAGCTCCTTGATCAGCGAACCTAACCATCTTGTCTCCAGGCAATGCTAGGATAGTGTTAAACACTGCGACAGGCCAACTGCGATCTGCCGACAATTTGCCCTTAGTACCTTGATGAAACACAAAGTTACCGGCGTGTGTACTGGCTACACCAAAGTGAAATTCTAGGTTACTGTTGTTAGTTTTGGCAACAAAACTAGATTCTTCGCTATTGGCTTGACTTTGAAATCGCATACGCTGGATACTGTTTACGGTAGGGGCCACTTCAACGTCCCAGGGTACACCACGGAACTTGACTGACTTGAGCTTTTCAGTAACTACGCTGGCAACCATAAAACGAAAGTTGTTTTTGAAGTCACCATCTTTATTTTCAAAATCAATACCACAAGGTACCATATTACCGTCTGAATCTTGTTGACGTGCAATAGTAAGTTTAGCATCTTCTCGATATTCGGGGATATTAAGAATAATGCTTAGTTTGTTTAAGTTGGGCATACCAAATAACCCTTGGAATTCCATAATAGGGTTATGAAATTCTGCGTCAAGAATAACGCTACGGTCTTCATTGATGCCATTAATTATGGTAGACTTTTTGTCTCCGGTGACTTTGATTAGTTCAATTCCTAGTCCATTAGTATGTTGGACAATATCATGCAAAGCATCTTTCATCTTGATTCCTTATAATAAGTGTTATTGTATAAGATCTATTTAGGCCGTACAAGTCGGCAATTATTCAAAAACAAACAGTTGATCAAATGTTGTTTTAATATTAGTATGGTCTTGTATGTTCCAAGCTAATACACCCAGCAAGTTTTCTACTTTTTGATCTACGATAGTGTCTTCCATGAGTCCATCATCAAAAGGCAATTGTTTGAACCAATCGGGTATGTGACTCTCGTCAGTGGGATAACCCACTGATGTATAACCTAATGGATTGGATTTGAGTTTACACACAATGGTTTTCATACCATCTACTATGGCCATAGAATAATTATCTGAGTGCATACGGCGTAGAGTGTTCCAGTTTAGTGCAGCACGTACATGCCCGGGCATGTTAGCTCGCCCTTGCTTACGCTCAAGATCACCGTAATGCGTAAGATTGTTTACACGTTTAGGAGTGCCTTTTTCCCATGCTGGACGCTTTTGAAACTCTAGTTTGAACTCACGTACTAGATCATAGATCTCCTGGGGCTGACTACCAGTTAGTACCTTCAAGAGAATATTACTAAGAAAGTCTTGTACTACTCTTGGTGTGTCTGAACGCTTTAGGTCTAGGCCCATGGCTTTTACTTTGCCAGGTTTGCCGTCAACATCGAGGCGTGCTCCCTCTAAATCGTAAATCAGTACCGCATAGCGTTTCTTTTTAATAAACAGACCTTTGCTGGCAATTAGTTCTCGTCCACCTTTAATGATACTGCCCATGTCACGTGGACAACTAAATGCACGTTCCATGAAACCTGGGAAACTTTCATTAACAGAATCTGCTATGGTATCATATAGTTGCAGACAGATTTCGCGATTCCATGCCATGGTTCCTGCATCGATTTCGGGTTTCAGTATAGGATATGCTGAAAAGTACACAGAGTCAGTGTCACCATAGATAATAGCCGAGCCCACATGATTGTATTCTCCGGTGACGCATTCATTGACATGTGCATCCATGTGGCGTGCAATAACACGACCTGTCAGGGTTGTCGACTGACCAATACGCTTGTCAAAAAAGCGACATCCAGGATTAAGAATAGCACCATACAGTGAGTTAAGGTTAATCTTCTTAACCAACTGTCGCTTGTCCCAAAAGGCCTTGTCTTCAGGAGTCTGAGCATCTTTCTTTTTTGCTTGTAGCTCCTTGCGTTCAGCATACCAACGCTCGAGTAAACCAGGGACAATACCTTTTGTGTCATACTTAAAGATAGTTCCATTTGCACTTAATATCCAAGGTTCGCGGCCTTCGAAGACTAATTTATAAACTTCATTGGCCATTAATGTATCGGATCCACCAGTTTCCCAGTCTATAGTGATTTCTCGCCCGGGCTCTTGGTTCATGACCGCAGTATATTCCAAACTACCAAACAAACCTTCCCATGAATCGGCAAAACTGTCACCTTTGCTCATTCTTTCTGTAATATGTCTATCTGTGTATGTGGGTCGCAATTGGCCAACGATGGTTTCCGGGGCCATGTTAAGAGCACGGATCGCTGACGGGTACAGCGAGTTGATGTCGATTGCTCCAATGTACTCGTGCATACCGCTTTTGGGCGTAGCAACATAGGCACCTGCCGCTTGTGTGTCACCATCTGTAGATCTCCTATTTTGAACAATTAAGCCTTTTTGATGTGCTTCATTAATAATTGCCTGCTCGGTTACTGCTACAGCACCCATTGTAGTGGGCAACAGCACAGTATTATCATGTGCTAGTTCATTGGCCAAATCTAAGAATCGTAGTTTACGATCTAGTTTAGCCAGCAACAGCGTGTCTTGCCTATTATAATCAACAAATGTTGCAAAGTCTCGGTTATATAGTTGATCTAGTGTACCTTCGTACTGAATTTTCCTTTCATCTAATTCATATTCGCCAATGGCGTCCAAACTGTAGCTATGCCGTTCTTCGTATGTGTACTTTCTATACAACTGCATATAGTCCATATGAATACGACCAATCAAGTCAAACGTAATATGCTCCGCACCAAAACGCTCAAAGGTTCTTTCTTTAGGAAATTGATCCCATAGACAAAACCTACGAGTATCATCTTTGGTCAAGATCTGTCGAGTACGCATGACCATGTAAGGAATATCAAAGCCTTCCGAATTCCAGCCTGACAATACATCAGCGTCTTCAATCAAGTCAAAGAAAGTTTTCAATACGTCTTCTTCACGTTCAAATAAAAAACAATTATCGTAACTGGCGGTGAGCTCCTGGGCAGACTCCCAACTTAGAGTTCGGGGTGGTACTACCAAAGTAATTAGTTTGTCCAACCAATCTAAGTATAGGGTGATAGCTGTGATAGCGTTGAATGGATCCTCGGGGCGACTGAAGCCACGTACAGGATCAAAGTCTACCTCAATGTCAAAAAACGCGGTATGTAGTTTTGGAGCATTTTTACCTAGATAATTTTCTTCTAAACATCTATTCACCGGCTTGACATCAGACTCCCATAAGCGAGTGCCCGAATGCATCTTGAGTTCTTTGTTAAACTCTTTGTAGTTACGCGAACTAAATCTACTTACTGGTGTTCCATATATGGTACGGAATTTACCTCGTGGATCGTCATAGTAGAAAACATAGTTAGCTGGATAGTCACGATAAACTCGTTCGCCGTCGACTCGTTCTACCACATAGATACGATTTTGGTCTCGACTAAACAGTGCGTCAACGTAACTCATAGAGTGCGACCAACTGTCTCCAAAATATCATTTAGTTCGGCATTGTCTTTGTTAGTTTCGCCTAGTTTACTTTTGGCTGCAATACGAATAGCCTTTTTGAGTATACCGGGTTTAATTTCCAGTTCTTCGGCTACGGCTTTGACAGTATCATTTAGTCCAGCATTAAGATCTTCGATTTCGGTCATGACCTGAATACCTTCGTTGATGATTTGTGTTAGCTTGAGCTTTTGCTCGGCACTGAACATGCGATCACTCATAGTGACTCCTTAAGAAAAATTTAATTATAGACTACTTGTTGTGGAAATACAAGAGTAATAGTGCTCACTTTAGTAGACCCGGGGTGGGTGTGGAGGTCAGGTCCACAGGGCAGCAGCCGCCCAAACTTATATAGATTTTAGAGTATGTTCTGATTTAGACCATGCTAGTAAAAAACGTGATTTAAAATTGTTTTGCTCAAATCCTGGTAATGATTCCCATTTGTCTCTGCACTGATAAATCATGTCGGCTGCATCTAGCCTGTCTATGTCATCAATGCGTTCTTGTATTTTATTTAATTCTTCATCGAAAAGATTGAAATTTTTACTATCAAATTCTATATGCACGACTTCAAAAACATCACCATTTTCGTCTATGCTGTCCAAGGCAAAGTCAAAACCCCATTTTGGCATAGTTTTTAGTAAAAGGGACGCTGATGGTACACAAGGTTTGAGATGTTCTAATTGTTGTCGTGCGTGTCCAGAATATGCACATCTGTACAATATTAGACTATGATCGACTATGAGTTTGGGATCTTGAGATGTATACCAAGTTTGAGTAAATGTGTTATGGTTAAGGCATGGAGATAGTTTATGCCCCATTATACTGTAATATTTTTGTTCTGCTATGTTTAACTCGAATCCATCTTTATCATAAAAAAGAAAGTCCGATTTATTTAAATTAAGGCAAAGTCTATCACACATCAAGTCAGAAAGAACATGAATATTGTTTCTAACTAACATACCCTAATTATAATTTATTATTTCAGCCAAGGAGGTGTTGTAGGTGTCTTAGTGGGATCTGCAATGACTTCAATCCACATTTTATGTATTCCCTTTATACGCTCTTGCTTGTCTAAAGGCAAAGCATTAAAGCTCGCTTCATTATTTAAGTAAGGTAATACTTCTTTTTCCCAAATTTTTGTTGCTTCTGCTATGTTTTCGTCTGTAGTTTGCTCTGCTGCCGTTTTAGCAGGTGGTTTATTTTCCCACCAGTCTTTAACCATTTGGTACAACGCAACAGGACCAGGAACATCGCTTAGTGCCCACGAAGCCGTTAAACCGCTTAAAAATCCTAAAATAGCCATAGCCCGACTTGACATTCCGGCCTTAGTTGGAAATTTAGTACCAGTAGCTTTCATTTGACCTCTGATCCGTTTGGCTGTTTCTGGATCAACTTTAATGCCCTTGTCAGGATCAAGTTCATCATAGCCTATATTTGGATTAGGGCCGCCTTTGGCATTCGCTATTGCGTTTAAACGATCATAATATTGAGCACTGGTAGTATCTGGTGCAGGTTTTTTAGCTGCATTGATTCCTTGTTGTATACTACTTTGTGCTTGTGCAGCGGCTTGTGGTTGTGCCGTACTTGCCGAAGGTTTTTTTGGGCCTGCTGCCAGTTTATCAAGTGCTGCTTGCATGTCTGGCACAGGTTTCTTACTACCGTCAGCTAGATTAATTTCATGCCATTGAGTGCCTATTTTACGATAGAATCTGTCGCCAAAATATAGTTCTGTAGAGCCAGGGGCAGGTGCTTGTGACACGCTAGAACTTGGTGGTATATAGGTACTGGCCGTAGGCGATGGTTTCTGAGTAGTTGATGTTGGTACACGAATAGGTTTACCGTCTGGTCCTAAAATACTACTAGTTCTTGTTGCTGTGCGTGGATTAGGAGCAGGTGCTTCAACCAAGCTGCGTAGTTGTTGCATTTGTTCAACTGGCGAAAGACTTTCTAGTAATTTTTTATCTTTTGTTTTCTGTATATCTGCGAAATCAACTTGCTGATTAGGTGGCAAATTAGTTACCGTACCCGACATAGTACCTCGGCCGCGTCCTGATGCTATTTTATCTAAAGTATCCCCTGATACTACTCGATACTTAGATCCATCCGGCATATTAAGTTCTTGTCCAACATAAATTTTATTAATGTCTTTAATTTGTGGATTAAGTTTTTGTATTGCTTGTGCTGCTGTACTACCGGCATATGGCTTCTGGGCTGGCGAAGAGCTGACCGGGGGAGGCGTACTAGTACCTCTGCCGCCGGCTACTGATGTAGCAGGTGGTTTATTACCGGCACCTTGAGATTTCGCAGCGATATCAATATGTGCGGTAGACATTGGTGCGGGTGGGGATGTAGTACCACTTACATCAACTTTTGGGGTTGAGTTAGTGGCAACAGGTGTATTAGCGTTTGGTGCGGGTGAATTGTCTGCTTGTGGTGAACATTGAAATCCCGGTGGACATGTAAAATTAGGATTCCATGCCACATATGTTACATCTTTTGGCTGTTGTTCAAGGAAACCACGTGGAACTGTTTCGATTTTACCATCAGGTCTAATGATTTGCCATACATCTTGGCCATCCTTAATCCATTTCCTAAAACCAATAGCTTGGGTTTTAGCTTCTTTAATAAAATCAAAACTTTTCATTGCAACTCCACTATCCTATATTTAGCTTATGCTCTTTATAATATTGGGGTTGTCGCACTCCATACACTGGCATTCTTTACAATTACAGCCCTCTGCGTCACAAGCTAGTCCACAATGTGGACCGTGGCTGCAATGACATAATTTTTTAAATTGATGATAATTGCCATGCTCGTCAATATAATCCATCATGATTCTTCCCCTTGTGGTATTTTAAATACATTACTAATTGGAGTACGCAAAATTCTGTTGTCGGAATCTTTAAAATAAACTGCTATTTCATTGAATGGTCTATAATATTCTAAACTTTCCACTATGCCGTTTGACACCATGTCCAGTGTACGAATACGATCGCCAGGATTTATGCTTTCGCTGCCTACTAATCTACGCCCAACAGGTGCACGAGCAGTACCTTTAAAATAACCGGTAAATTTAGGTCCGGTTGGTTCACGCTTGGCCTGTTGCATACTGCCTTCACGTTTTATACTCTTAAACCTATCAAGACGAGTACCTAATCTCCTGGGCAGTTGAAAACGTTCTTGTACAGTATCTTCCTGCACAGCAGGTAAACCCATACCCTGTGCTGTAACTTGCATGAGTTTACGTACCCATGCTTCGCCTAATGTTACACCATCAAACCCACGCATCCATATGGCTAACTTTTGTTCATCTGAGTAATCTTTGTTGGCAAGTGCATTGCGTAATTTAGTAAAACTCCAGCCATTACCACCGCCAGCTTCATCTCTAGCTATTTGTTGCACATCAAAGGTTACATCTTTGTGACTACCAGGGAACCTTGGGTCTTGCATACGTTTGGCTAATGTAGCCATCCAAGATCTAAAAGTTTCATACCTGTCTGATCCCACAATAACTATGATGTGTTTATAAGGACTGTCCTGTGGCAATACTAATTCTTTTTCTATTTTCTTTACCGGAGACCCGCCCGTTTGCCATACTTGGAAACGATTAGCAATATCAGGATACAGTCTACGCCAAGTAGCAACTTTGACATCTGGTGGTATGGGATCTTCTGGACCTACTGAAGGACTGATATAGATAAAAGGGTCACCTCGTACTTGTTGAGCACGAGCTAGTACTTCATCTACTAAACGTTGATGCCCGCGATGTCCAACAAAACTACCTATAGTGACAACAGCAGTTCTTGTACGTCGCGATGGCGGTGTTTTTGCCACAGGCTTGGCAACCTGTTTGGCAGACACAGCCGATTTCATTTCCGGGCTAGTTACCTTGGCCATTATACCATTTGGCAAATTAATTACTAAGCCTTCAATGTTTTTCCCTAATTGATTACGTCCTTTTATTTTTTCACTATTATAGATTGCAGAACTAAGCTGCTCTCTGGCTTTGTTTAATATAGCAAGGGCCTGTTGACGTTCTGCAGAATCTTTGGCTCTAGGCTTTAGTGTGTTCAATAGTTGCTGATCCATATTAACCACAGGATCAATAATTTTGCTGACATCTATGCCTTTAGATTCTAATGTGCTGTCTACAAACTTAGTATCTGCATCGGAACTTTTTAGTAATTTAGATTTAATTGCCCGTGATTCTGGATGAACTTCGCCTGACCCAAATTTTCTAAACAAGAATGGGACTAAAGTCATTTTATCGCCCAGTGCTTTTTTGTCATAAGCTATATTAACAAACTTAACACCACCATCAGTTTGTTGGCCCATGGGGCTATATAACATTTCTGCTTGAACAATTGTATCTTTGGGCAGTTGTTGAATCCAATCACTGTTGACAATATGGTCCAAGGCTTCGTCATACTTTTTAGCAAATTCTACACGTTCAGGACTAGCACCAGTTGATTGTGCATATTTGGCGAATGATCCAACTTTATCAGCAGTCAATGGTGTAGTAACTTTACTGGTCATAAAGAAAGGTTGACCAGACTCGGTACGCCCAAATCGTATACCAGCACCATCTACTTTAAGATGTATAACACTATTATCTAACCGACCATTATTTTTTGCCAATTCTTGACACATGTCTACAAACATTTGATTGGGCATTTCTACTGTGGTACCGGGATTGTAGATATGTTTTATGCCAACACGTTTGTAATCTACCGCTTCTGTAATACCTTCGCCCATGTTGCCCTTGTCATACTTGGCATAATAATCGTTGATCATTTCTGCGAAACCCGGTGGCGGTGTTGTACCTAGTGCTTTGTTAAGTAAATTATATGCTGTAAGTTTTTCTGTGCGATCTTTGTCGGGATCGCCTTTGTATAGTTCTTGTGCTCTACGATTACGATCATCTACACCAATAACTTTTTCTCGAAATTTATCTGCTACTATTTGGCGTTCTTCTGCTGTAGCATATTTACGAATAATTTTTAATAGCCCTGTAAATGAATCAAAGTCTTGTGATACCTTTTTAAGGTCGCTACGCTTCAATCTCTCACCGAACAAATTAGCAAATATTTGATCTACGTCACGCACGTAACCGGTAGTACC